TAACACCGTAGCACTCATCAAGACCTTCTTTGAAGCCCTCATGATAGCAACGTGCTTCATCCATATCTTCGTAACGGCAATTGTATCCCTCTTTAGCGAGAGCGTGTGCCTTACCTAAAAGTCTTGCGGCTGTATGTTTATGCATGCTTTCATTTACCTTCTTTTTCTTTTTATCGTCGGCAGCCTTTTTCATTGTTTCTTTCTTATTGCCATCTTTATCTAAATCAATATAATCTGGCTTTGCTGCCTCTTCAACTTTTTCCATGTCCTTAGTAACTTTCTTACCCATCTTTTCAGCCTTATGATCTTTCTTCATGGCTTTCTTATCTTCTTTGGCTTCGAATGTTGACTGACTACGACCAGCGCCTAAACCTGCGCCCATATCAACTTGGTCGCTAGGAATATCTGCTTCCTTCAATTTACCTAATGTCTTAGCAAGTTGTGCTTGCTTTTCTGTCTTAGCAGGAAACTTATCTTTGTTTGCTAATACTTTGCTTGCAAATGCTGAAGTTGACATACCATGTGACTTTGCTTTCTTAGTAAAAGCACCTGGATGCTTAACTGCTTTTTGAATCCACTTATCGCCACCTTCTTCTGCCATCTCTTCTTTACCAGTCATTGTGACTTCGCCTTTTGCTACTGAACCTTGCAATGCTTTAATTTTGTCAGCAGGACCTGTTGCTACAACTTTATTGCTTGCAGGGTCAACTAATTGAGTTGCACCTGGTAATGGCTTGACAGCAAGATTTTGACCTGTTGCCTCTTCAAGCATTTTCTTATCCATTGCTTCAAACCAATCTTTGAGTGTGTGTTTCTTACCAGGAAGTTTATCAAGTTCTTTACTCTTCTTTGGCTTGTTACCAATCATAAAGTCTTGTAACTTCTTAGCGTTATCATATTTCTTAACTTCGCCTGAATCATCAGCACCCTTTTTAGGACGACCACGACCACGCTTTGCCGCTGGCTCTTTCTTATCGTCTTTCTTTTCTTCACCTTCTTCATCAGTATCGTACTTACGACCATAACCACCTGGGTCAGCCTTGTGTACACGACCTTTATCAGTCTCTTTAGTTGCTTCTGAAAGAAGGCTTAGTTTGTCTAACATGTCTTTGAAATTCATTTTGTTGGTCCTCTAAATTAAGCCATTGCGCCAGTCTTTGGCTTAGGCGGTCTTGAAATCTTACTCATTGGGCTATCAGGAAAAGTCTTATCATCCAAATAAGGTTTGAATGGATCAAAAGCACTAGGTGTTTTCTTAGCATCAAATTGCATTTTCATCTTACTATCTTTAGTCTGAGTCTTAATGCTCTTTAAATAACTATCACCATATGCCTTGCTTGCTTCTTTAGCACCTGCTTCCTGTTCTAACTTCTCATGTGTTAGTACAGGACTATGTGACATTTGATTCTCATATCCTTCAACTTCTTTGTTAATGCTATCGTTATACTTGCTATCGATAACACGAACCATATCAACATTGTAGCCTAACAATTGTGCCATTTGCTGAATCATAGGTTCTGTTGCTGGATATCTGAAATTAGCCTTAATGATTGTAATTGGTTGATTTGAAACATTAGGAAAACCATATGGATCCTTTTGTATTGGAGTCGTTGTAGGCTCGCTAATATCGATAGGGTCAAATTTCTTCAAGTTGTACTTGAACATATCTAACCAATTCTTATCAACTTCACCAGCAATTTTAATGGTGTAGTTATAAGTCTTTACGCTTTCAGTAATGTATTGTTTAAGGCTTTTCATAATAGATTCCCGTGTCTAATATTTATCATTATTGTTGATTTTTACCGTTCAGTATTTTAAGCAATTCGTTACGGTCTAGTGCTTGGCCAGCACCTAAAGGTACGTTTTCTACCTCTTTGTCTTTGTCAGCAGACTTAGCATCTAGTGCGGCCTTTTTTAATTGAAGTTCAATCATCTTCAATTTCTTATTAAGTTTAGCAGTTTTAGCAGTAATAGCATGACCCAACATTGTCCCTGCTACGCCAAATATTTCAGCACTGAATCTGCTATCAACTTGCATGCCTAAATCCATTAGGTCTTTATAACTACTAGTTGCCAAATCAGTTAATTCATCCATTTCTGAATCTGCCGCATCAAGTCCTCTTACTTGGGGCAACGAATTCTCTATCTTTTCTAAATTAGTATATGCTTCTTTAGTAATGCCTTCTACTAACGGAGCCTGTAACTCATTAACCGATTCGGTTTCTGTAGTTGGAAGGTCAAAGAGTTCTTGTAGTTTTTTAGTCATACCGTTATTTAGTTACCTTTTCTTACCTTGATAGAAAAGGTCATCTTCAGTTATAACTCTAAACGTGTATCCTTGACTCTTGCAATATGCCATAGCAGCCGCCCATTTAGCGTGATTGATTGCTACGACCATTCTATCTCTAGCACTAGCCACTCTACTTTCTATAAGACTTTCTTTTTTGGGTTTAATCTCTACTACTTCTGCTATCTTTTTCCCGAACTTATTTTCATACACAACGAAAAAGTCAGGAACATAATTTGTGATCTTACCTGTTATAGGATGCTTGTATGGTATACGCATTGCTTCGCTAGCCCAATACAATACGTTCTTGTGTGAATCACAGAACGTCATAAATGTTAATTCCCAACCCGAACGGTATTTAGGATTATGTTTTCCTATGTACTTGTGTGGATTCTTAGGTGTGTATAAACCCTGTGCCCATTTAGCCATTTCATAAAACTACGTTACGGGCTACACTTTGATTTGGTTTAGGAACTATTCCTATACCATATAGTGATGTTTTAGATTTGAATCCGTTTAGATAATAACAAAGAGTTTGATTCATTTCTAACTTGTTCTTAGAACCCTGCACTGCTTCTAATAATGTAATGACTGGTATCCCTGCCTCTTGTGCTACTCTAAAGAATACTGCTGTAAAGTTTTCAGCAATGTTTTTTGTTTCACATATACCCAAGAAGTATGAGTATACCAAATCAAACTCAGAAGCATTTACGCTTAAGTTTGTTGAATAGAATGAATCAAATATTCTTACGGTCTGATCCAAATCGGTTCTGTTATCTATAATTTTTCCCATAACAATATTTATCTGCTAGTTAAGCACCGGTTCCCGAACCTGGGGGAGTGGTTGTCATATTGCCTGCAACAGGCTCTTTAGATATTGTAGTTGGTTTAGTTAATGCACCAACTGGGGGAGCACCAGCAGTTCCTAATACGTTTGGTGTTGCACCTGGTATTGGGAAGTTGAACATGGTGTTTCTTGTTGGTGATGTTAGTGGAGATCCTTTTGGAATACCCCTTAAATACTGAATAAAGATTTGCTCTAATTCTGTTTTTGTTTGTTGTTTTAAATTAAGATTCTTATTACCATAATATAATCTAGACATATTAATTACATCAACTAATGTTACTTGATTGTTTCTGGCCTTTTCAATGAAACCACCAATAGTATCAATGATACCGTTCTTACCAAACACGTTACTATTAGATCCAGGTCTTGATATAGGACTAAGTTTTCTGTCGTAGTTTTGTTCTAGACCAAATCCCTTAACAATGTCGCTAGGTGAGTTGCCATCTAATGCACCGTAATTATATACTACGGTTTCATAATCTATAGTCATTGCATTTTGCATTACACCTGCATTTTCAGCATAGTTGTAAGTATCATGTGAGAATGATGTTATGATTGGATTTATTAGTGTATACGCTGTAAAGTTATGCTGATAAAAACCAAATATATTAATTGTTCTAAAGAACGCAGGTTTAGTAGGTGCTGCATCGGATTTTGGTGCTCTTGTTTCACCTATATAACCCCAATCATCATTGCCGCTAATTGAATTAATATATTGTGTTCTTACATTATATTGTGTGTCGCCACCTGTTACAGCACCTCCCCTTACCCCTCTGAATAAATCGATATCAGGTTTTGTGCCGTCTTTATAATAATATGTGTAATATGCTTCCCAAAGTTTTGTTATTGTACTTGCGTTATCATCATGAAAATTTATACTAACAGGATCATACTTAATTTTAGTTTGTACAATACGTTTACGATTGTATTGATTAAGTTGTAGTGTATTAAAATTATATGCAGGTAGTTTAACGTCTTTGACTAATAAACCAAAATTGGTACCAGTACCGAGACCAACAGGATAAGCCTCGGTATTGATATCAAAATAAACGTGGAATAAAAACTTTAACTTAGGAGCGTTCTGATATAGATTAGTCCTAAAAGTTTTACTTGCGTGGGAGAAGTCTCTAAGGTAATCGTTGCCGAAGAAACCTCCGGCAACGTCCCTAAGAAAGTTTGACAACTGCGCCATGTAATAATCCTAAAGATTATTACGCGCCAACGCCAGATGCCAAATCGCCTAATGTTCTTCCGATTGCGGAACCAACACCAGAGCCTAATGGAGCCTGAACAGCGTTGTCATAAGCAATGCTTAATGCGATTGTTACGGCATCATTTGTACCATAGTTTAGAGTATTGTAGTTTGCACCTTTAAGGAAGCAACCATACAATTCCCAAGTCTCTAGTACTCTTGGTGCGGCTGTACCATTACCACCATCAAGAATTTCGATGTTAGTTTGGAATTTATAATCATTACCTGCTGATGCAGATGCTTGTTCAACAAAGTCCAATTGCTTCTGTAATTGTTGACCAACAGCCTTTGAAACGGTGCCGCTTGCATCATCACGGATATTGATACTCATATCAGCCCATGTGTGCTTGCCAGCAAGTTTAATTGTTGAGTTGTAAACTTGCAATGGAATTTCAGCAAACGTTAAGTTTGGACGTGAGCAATCAATTACTTGTTTAGTTAGTGCGAGGCCACCTGTAGCATCAACTCCAAAGTTACTGAAAATAACTCTAAAGCGATACTGTAGTTTTGGCATTAACAAGCCTTGGTTACCAGTTCCTCCGTCGGAACCAGAAACTGACATGTTGATTAGTGATTGTGAGGCTACTGCCATTTTTTAATCTCCTGTTATCTTTTATTTATCTCATTTTGATTGGGTGCCGAAGCACCCAATCTATCTTACTGCTTATAGTTCACCAGTGTTGTATATACGTACAGGGATGTAGATAAACTCAGCAGCCTTGACTGGTTCAAGAGCAACGTCAATCCACAATTCATTACGATCTATTCTAGCAGGTGTATTGTTTGAATCATCGCACACTACTAGATAATCATAGATGCCTCGTTTTGCAACTAGATCCAAGAACAATGTATCAACAACACCTGAAATTTCAGTTCTTGTTAATGCATCATTTGGTTCGAATACGAACGGTCTTGCCGCAATTGTCAACTGTCTACGTACATATGCTACAAGTCTTGCAACGTTAATTCTATCAAGTGCTGATAGACTATTGAAACTTGACTTGTTACCATAGTTTAACAATCCATTTCCTGTAAAGAATACAAGAGGATTGATGAAGTTTGTATACAATACATCACGTATACCTACTCTTGTGCGTGTTGTTACAAACTCGCCAGTAGCACTATCAACATAACCAATGTTAGTTGCGTTATCAATTAGACCACGGCGTGTACCTGCTGGTGCTAACCAAGGATAAGCGATAGTGTCATTTCTTAAGAATGTTCTAATCATCATGTGTGATGGGGGAACTGCTACTAGATTACCATTAACTGGTTCTGGAGCAATACCACTTGGATAGAACAATCCCATGTAAGTGCTACGTGTTACGCAACCATCTTCACCTGTGCTTGTTGCACCTGCGGCGTTAGTTGCCCATGCTTGAATTGCAGTAGCATTATCTGGGAGACGCATTGGTGTGTCACCGATAATGAATGCAGTATCACCTCTATCAGCATTCAATACAACCATGTTAGGTTGTAGTTCAGGATAGTTAGGTGTAGCCATCAAGTTGAAGAATTGATCCTCATCACGAATATCTGTGTTAGTATCAATTGCTACACGCAATGCTTGTACAACCATTGCTCTTTGAGCCTTACGACCCATGTAAGGAGCACCATTTGATTGTAAGCCACTTGCTGATACCCATGCATCCTTCTGTGTTGGAAGAACTGCATCAGGGAATCTGTCGTTGTTAAAGTAGTTTACGTTATACTGTTTAACATTATAACCTGAACGGCGTGTGTTAAACAACAATATACCTGTTGGGTATAGTGTTGGCTCAGGTGCGTCTAAGTCTAAGTAGTCGCTGGTTAATAAACTTACGATACTTGGAATTGGATCATCTGCTGGGTTAGTTGTACCATTTGGTGCCCAACGTGCATCAGCAAATAAAACACCACTTGAACCGATGTTATCAGTATTATCAATTCTTACCCACTTGTCAGTGAGATCAACACTCTGCCAACGATAAATTACTGGATAATTTTCGAGATCAACCGTGCTAATCCAAAGATCACCATAAACAAGTGCTGTACCATCAGATTGTGTTGTTGGCTCACTTGCACTTACGATTGGACCTGCTGGGTCTGTTGCGTTAGGAATTGATGATGATGGGAAACCATTGTAGTCATAACCGATGTTCTGATAACCATACCAGTCACCATTGAAGTTAGTCATAATGTCTACTTGGTTAACTACGCTGTAGAACCAGTTAGTACCATTTGCAGGTGCTGCTACTGGAGCGCCTTCATTTGCTGTGTAGTCTAATGGATACCAGTTACTTAACATTGTAGTGTATGGTGCACCTGAACCCTGACCTGAAATATATGACACTTCAAGTACTTGTCCGCCTACGCCAACTGCTGTCACAATTACTGTTAAATTGTTGCCAGGAGTTGCACCGCCCATGTCTACACCATTAAATGTTACTTCGTCACCTACTGCATAACCTGATCCGCCATTTGGAATGACAGTTGGGTTAACACTATAAACTTGATGATCATTAGTTACAGTAATTTGTAAACTTGTACCAACACCAGTTGTTGATGCTTGTACTGGAGTATGTGTAATCTCAGACCATGGACCATATTTTACACCATATGGTGTACCACCTGCAGTAAATCCTGCCGCACTCATCAAACCACTTGATGTGCCTTTACCAGAGCCAGTCTGAATAATATCATTAATGATAATTACTCCGCCCTCAGTATGACTAATCTGTAATGCACCTGAATCAGTTACACTACATGTAGTGAATGGTACGCCGGCTGCTGACCATGCTGTTACGAAATCAGTAGCATCAGTATTATCTGCCAAATTGAAAGTATATGTACTTGACAAACTATTGCTGCCAGGTAATGATACTTGAATCAATGCAGTGTATGGACCTGCTGTAAAGTTTGGCGATGTGTTAGTGCCAGTAACTACAGTTGGACCTTCTGCGATTCTTTCCCATAAGTAAACTGGGCCTTGATTATATTCACCGTTAAAATTATACTGTGCGTAAATTGCACCTGCTGGGATCGCTTGTCCACCTGTTGCATCTAGTGATGCAATAACTGCCCAGTCGCTTTGTGACAATGTGATTGTCTTTGGCAACCATGCTTTTGTTAAATCGTTCCAAACGCTTACTACTGGTAGTAAACCGCCACCTGTGCTACCAACCTTAAACCAAACTGAACCAGTTGGTCTTGGGTAAGTCTGACTTGACTGCCATAATGGTTGTTGTGCTGAAGTACCATATGCAAATCCAGGCTGATAATATGTGCCTGCAGTTACACCTAAGTCTGCTAACAATGTACCTGTACCTGAAAGTGTCAAGTAGTAAGGTACTGTTGGGTCGATACCACCGTCACCTGCTGTTTGTTTACTGAAAAGATTCATCTTTCCTGACTGTACAGAAGCAGATAGGTATGTCCAACCTAATGAGTTAATATCATTCACCAAAACTGATAATACGTTGTTTGGTACTGGCTGAACTGTGATAGTTGCATTGTTATCACCGCTCATGTTGATAGTAATTGTATCGCCAGGTGTTAATGTTGGGTTAGAATTAGTTGCTTGAACTGTTGGCCATGCACCTAACCAATCACCGCCTCCTACTGGAACCCATGTATTATTTGGTGCTTTGTAGAAGAATTCATTCGCTGTTACGTTTGATGGTCTTGCGGCATCATTATATACTGTGTTAACAGCATAATCACCGATCTGACCAAGTGATGCTACTGGGGCACTACCTGAAATTAATGCTGAATCACTAATTACGATAGGAGTTTGTACTACAAACTGACCAGTTGTTGCATTGAATTCATAGATACCCCATGTAGATGTGGTAGTATCTAACCAATATGTTCCGTCTGCTGGATCGCCTGTTGGACGACCAGTAGAACCAACTAAACTTGCTAAATCAATGTCTGCTCTCATCGTATATACAGTATTGGTTGCGCCCAATGCTGAATATGCGGCAAGCAAACCATACTCGTTCAATTCGTAGCCCTGAATAGGAGTACCATTTGAAGTTGTATAGAAGAAAGGATTACCATACAATGCAACCAAGTCACGTTGACTTGTAACTCTGTAGAGTTTATTAGCGTTAGCCGCAGTTGTACCTGGTGCTACTCTAGTGCTTGTAGGGTCTGCCTTATTCTGCGCTGTTGCTAACAGAATGAATGGAATTGAGTTTGTTGGCGCTGGAAGATATTGAGCTTGGTCAATGATTGTTACTTCTACGCCAGGAGATGCTAGTGCCATGTTATGTTTCCTTTATTGTAAAATTATGAGGTTTACCACCTGTGTTACATATTATTATTTATTAAAATAACCAAAAAACTATGGATTACCGTACCTTCGAAGGTTATAAATACTTCATGTCTATTAAAAGACCCATATGCAAATCTTGTAATAAAAACCTGTGTGCAATTAACTACGTCCGAATAGGAATCACGCATTACAGAAGTATTTGCGACCAATGTGGTAGGAAGAAAACAAAACAGAAACCCCGCATCTTTAACTGGGAAAAGGCAGGATACAAGAAAAAACCCACATGTGATATATGTGGGTTTAAAAGTCTATATCCAACTCAAATGACCGTATTTCATATAGATGGCAATCTGAAAAATGTTGAATACAGTAATCTGCGTAGTATATGTCTAAACTGTGTTGAGGTAGTGAAAAAGAAAGAAGTTACTTGGAAGCGAGGGGACTTACAGGTTGATTATTGAGTCAATCCTGCTATGTAACTGGTCTATAGTACCGTTATTATCTACATAATAATCGTAGTCTAGTCCAACACTACTATATTCACTGGCATGAACATTAAACGATTCTAATACGTTTATTGCTTCTTTATACCCAGGGCTATAATAACCTTTACTGAATTCTACGGCTGCATTGTACCAGTCTGGATTTGGTCCTCTTGATACTCTAATGGTTACTCCCCCGGCACGTTTGATAGATTTTAATTCATTAGGGAATCTACAGTCACTAATAACAATATCATTTTTAGTTTCTCGTAATTTGTTCTCAATGCTAGCAATCCATATATCATCATGGAATGCTCTGCGTCCTACTTCCGTACCCCAGTGTTGAAGTACCCATCTAGGTGTTAAATGTGGAATATCTAATCTATCTGCCCACCACGGGTCAATTTGGTCGCGCCACTCTCTGCTATGCTTTGTGTTACCCTCTAGCAATTCACGATCCCAATTGAAGATTGCGGCAACAGCGTCCTTAAGTGGACCTGCGTAACTCATACGCTGGAACCCTTTAAATCTTATTAGATAATCTGCAACAGTGTCTTTTCCACTACCAATGAAACCTGAAATTCCTACAATCAATTTAGTCCCCTAAATTATTAGTATAAATGAAAAAGATAAAAAAGTCAATACTTTTAATCCCAAAAGTTGTTTTTTTCTAACGACAACAAATAACCAGCATGGCCTCCTAGACTAAACACCGTTGTTACGTCATCCTTAGTCATTTGTTTTAATGGTGGGCAACCCTTATATAAATCTTCCCATAGTTGATTTCCTAATTTAACCCAAAGAGCATAATTGTGTTCTATATCTTTAAATATCCTATCTTCAAACTTTGTCATGTTTTCTAAGAAACTACATGTTCTTTCATACGCTATTTTAGGATAGTAATTTTGTTGATTGATATCCGTAAATTTAGTTGCAATCTTATTTGGATGTGATGTGTATTCTAAAAATGTTTTGAATCCTAAATTTTCTAAAATAGAATATGAGAAGTCAGACTCAGAACATGATATAAAAGGTTTCTTAGATAGAATAGGTTTCCATGTCTTTTCTGAAAAAGTCATAGTTTCGTTATTTCTAATTTCTGCAGGTGTTTGAAAAAACATCGTTTCCGCAGTAAGTATCAATGCAGAGTTGGCCCACTTTTTAGGAAAACAATATGCTGAGATATCAAAATGATTGAACACCTTTGAATCTACTTTAGTTACAAATTCATCTTCAGGAAAAATGTGTTGTAAATTTTTATATACACGTTGAAAAATAGATTTGTCAATGCCATATGCGGCATACATGTATTTGCTGAAGTTATCAAAATTCGTACTAGCAAAGTAATCATTGATACTATTAAATCTGTCAATATAATTATAATTTAAAGAATAATCTAATAATTTTAAATTATCGTTTTTATAAAATTCATACAGCAACGGAAATCTATTGATACGTAACCCATCACCAATTAAGAATAAAGCCTTTTTAGGTTTAGGTGACCATGGCTTTATTTCAAAATTAGATCCTTTAGATTTAGTTAATGTACTTCTCAGTAGGTAATATGGTATATACGTTGCAATGACTGGATATTGTGATACTATTTTAGTATGGTGAAATATGACACTATCATATAAAACGTATACATTTTTTAATTTAGGAAATATATTAGATTGACTACAATAATCTAATGTGTATTGTACCCAACTAGTCATGTCTCCTGTTGAACTAGGTTCAAAAAGATATGCTACTATAACTAAACTTTCTATATTGTTTAGAAAGTCTGAAGTTATTTTATCCTGAACACTATTGTATATTTCCCCTTTGAAGTGTGTTTTTTTAGGGTCATGTAATGCTCCGGGGTTCAGCGACAAACACCAAGTGTTCTTTGTTAATGGAAAACTACCGGGAGATTCGTCTGTGTTCTCAGGCAAATCTAATTTTAAATCTTGTTGCGTTATCCCTGTACCCATGTTAATGGCTGACTATAATCTACGTAATTCTTAAGTTCTGTAATTAAACGTTCCATATCTGCTTTAGATTCTGCTTTCATGGCAGCACCGTTAAGACTTGTGCCACCACCTGGACCTGCAATTGTTGCAAATTTTTCACGTGCTTCACCTATGATACCTTTTAACACAGCAAAAGTATAATCACCTATCCAAACACCAGCACCCGGATCTTGTAGTAACTGCTCAACAGGTCTTTGAACATCTGCCCAAATAAGAATGCGTTCACCGCTACCCTTAAAGTCACGCACTACTTTTAATACCTTAGTGACTGGGTTGAAAGTATAAATCAAATATCCACCAAACATACGTGCAGCCAATTCAACATAACCTGCATAGAAATCATATGTAGCCATGCCACCTGTATAGTTATAGTTCAACAAATATGTGTTGAGAATAGCACTACTAAATGGGTCAAATGACGTAGAACTTGGACCAGTTTCAAGACCTACGGTTCTACGGAACACGCTACGCACATTGATAAATTCACTGGGTAATGTATAGGTATCGATATTCTTTTCAACGGTCATTAATGTGTAGGACTCTACCGTAGCGTTTTGCGCACGTTGTCTATACACTTTGATTGCATAGTTAAATGCAGCCTCATAATGTTCAGGATCTAATTCAATGTCAATAATACCGTCACCTAAACGGTATTTTAAATTATCAAACAATGTTTGTTTGAGTTCGGTTAACGTTAAATTAGTAGGAGTTGATAAGATATCTGTTGGCATAATATTTCCTAATACTATGCTTATTTATCAGAGGTCTCCGTCCTTACGATTCTCACTATAAAACGCATCAAACTCTCCGCCCGGATATCGTGCTTTAAGTTTATTAACATTTTCAGCAATAACCTCGTTTGGATCCAACTGCAATGCTCGGCAAG